TACATAGTTTTGCTTTAAGTCATCTTCCACAAGATGAAAGTAAGTTAATGAAATCAAAACATTGGAAAGAACTTTCTCAAAAAATTGGTTTTAATTTAGTTTTTGATAATAACGATCAATCTATTTATACAAATACAAATTATCGTTATGCTAATTTAATTAATTTAGCTCGTTTAAAAGATATTTCTCTTAAAAAAGCATTTGATTTTTATAATGATGAGCAATCAATAAAGTGGGAGAGATTGGATTATATTGATAGATCAATAAAAGAATATAAAAAAAATAATGATGTGTTTGATTTTACTGACATGATTGTTGATTACACAAATGACACATTTTCAACACACTTTGATGTGCTCTTTATTGATGAAGCACAAGACATGCCACGTATTCAATACAACATGGTTGATAAACTTATTAAAACAAGCAAAGAAGTTTACATTGCCGGGGATGATGATCAAGCTATTTTTAGGTGGTCAGGTGCAGATGTTGATAAATTTATTAATTTAAAAGGGGATGTTACTGTTTTAAATAAATCTTATAGGTGTCCAAAAAGAATTTACAGATTAGCAAATTTTATTATTAGTCACATAAGAAAAAGACGGCCTAAAGTTTGGGAACCTAAAGAAGATGAAGGTAAAATTTATAGAGTTGCAGCTCTTAAACACATTGACATATCCAAAGGCAATTGGCTTATTTTAGGAAGAACAAAAAAAATTAGAAATGAAATTATAGAAGATACATTAAAAGATTTAGGATACTGGTATGGAAGAGGAGAACATAGACCCGTATCACGAACCATAATTGATGCTATAGATATTTGGGAAAAACTACAACAAGGTGAATTAGTAAGTTTAAAAGAAGCATCAACACTATACTCAAAAATTAAATCTGAAAAAAAGAAAAATGGTATTGGTATAAAAAGAGGAGGAAAAAATTTTAAAAATTTAAATGAAGACACTATGTTAAGTATTGATGACCTTAAAAAAAATCATGGATTATTATCTGATGGTAATTGGTATGATGTATTAGATAATATAGATGCTTATGAGATTGTTTATTTAAGAAGATTAAAAGATCTTGGAGAAGATTTTAGTAAAGAACCAAGAATAAGAGTATCGACAATTCATCAAGCTAAAGGTGGAGAATGCGATAATGTAGTTGTTCTTTTAGATTTGGGGAAATTAGTTTATAAGTCTTATATAAAGAATCCCGATGATGAACATCGGGTATTTTATGTGGCTGTTACAAGAGCAAAACAAAACTTGTACATTGTTGAAGCTCAGAAACAAGAAGGTTATAGAATGTATGGTGATGAAAGATGATATCTAAAGAAATATTAAAAGAAGCATCAGATCTAATAGGAGGAGAAAGGAATAAAGATTACGGGGATAAGCTTAAAAATCATCAGCGCATAGCTGATCTATGGTCTATTTTTTTAGAGGTAAAAATAGAACCAGAGCAAGTTGCTATTATGATGGGTTTAGTAAAAATAGCTAGAATTATGCATTCTTCTAAAAAAGATAGCTTTGTTGATTTAGCTGCATATGCAAGCATAGCTGGTGAAATAGTTCAACGAAAGGGTAAAAATGGCTAATGTTACAGAAACAAATTTTTTTCAACCAAAACCAGAATGGATTCCTCCACATGAATTACCTAACATTTTTGATGCAAAAGTTATTGCTTTTGATTTAGAAACTTATGATCCAGAATTAAAAAACAGTGGTCCAGGTTGGACAACAAAACAAGGGCATATAATAGGCATTGCTGTGGCTGTTGATGGATGGAAAGGTTATTATCCCATAAGACACGAAAATGGTTTTAATTGGGATAGAAGAAGAGTCATTAATTGGTTTACAAAATTAATGAAAACAGATGCTATAAAAGTAGCTCACAATGCTCTTTATGATTTAGGATGGCTTCATGCAGAAGGTATTGAAGTAAATGGGCCAATAGTAGACACAATGATAATGGCTCCTATAATAAATGAAAATAAATTTTCTTATGCTTTAAATGCTGTAGGAAAAGATATGTTGAATGAATGGAAAGATGAAAACATATTAAAGCAAGCTGCTACTGAGTTTGGTGTAAATCCAAAAAGTGAAATGTATAAACTACCAGCTATTTTTGTTGGCTCATATGCTGAACAAGATGCTGACTTAACATTAAGATTATATCATCACATGATGCCTATAATTGAAAAAGAAAGCCTTAAAGATGTTTACCATTTGGAAATGAGTTTACTACCCATAATATTTAATATGATTAAAAAAGGAGTAAGGGTTGATGTTCAAAAAGCACAAAGTTATAAAAAAAGTTTTAAGAATACAGAAAAGAAGATATTGGATAGTATATTGGCAGACACGGGCATTGCAGTTGATGTTTGGGCTGCAGCAAGTGTGGCGAAAGTTTTTGATAAACTTAAAATAAAATATCCAAGAACAGAGAAAACTAATTCACCTAGTTTTACAAAAGATTTTTTACTTAATCATTCTCATCCAATTGCTAAAAAAATACAGAGTGCTAGAGAATATAATAAAGTTCAATCAACATTTTTAGATACAATTTTAAAACATGGTAAGACAGGAAGAGTTCATGCAGGTATTCATCAAATGCGTGATGGAGAATCAGGTACTTTAACAGGTCGTTTAAGTTATTCTAATCCAAATTTACAACAACTACCTTCCCGTAATAAAGAAATTAAGAGAAAAATAAGAGGTTTATTTTTACCAGAAGAGGGTGAGACATGGGGATCTTTTGACTATAGTCAACAAGAACCACGGATCGCGTCACACTATGCATTTGCTCTTGGATGTGAAGGATCTGAAAAAATTGTAGAAGAATATACAAAAAATCCTAAAGCAGATTTTCACAATATAGTAGCAGAAATAGCTAAGATCAAAAGGGATCAAGCCAAAACTATTAACTTAGGATTGTTTTATGGAATGGGTGTTAATAAACTTTCTAATGAACTGCAAGTAGATGTTGATGTTGCAAGGGAGATCTTAAAGGAGTACAATAATAAAGTACCTTTCGTTAAAGATTTAGCGACAACGGTAACAAATTACGCCAACAGTGAAGGTTATGTCACAACACTCAAGGGAAGAAAATGTAGATTTGAATTGTGGGAACCAACCACCTTTGGCGTATTTAAAGCACTCCCAAAAGAGCAAGCAAAATTAAAATATGGAAAGCATCATCATTTAAAACCTGCAGGAACATACAAAGCCTTAAACAGATTAATACAAGGTTCTGCTGCTGATCAAACAAAACAAGCAATGATAGAATTACACAAAGAAGGTTTGACTCCTTTAATACAAATTCATGATGAGCTCACTTTAAGCTTTGACGGCTCTGAAGAAACAAAAAATAAAATTATCTCAATAATGGAAAATGCTGTAAAATTAACAGTTCCAAGTAAAGTTGATTGCGATGTAGGAAAATCGTGGGGAGATGCAATCTAGTTTAAAGAAAAGAAAGGATAAAATGAACTTAGAAGCAAGGTTAATAAGACTAAAAGGTCAACTAGGTGAAAAAGCGTTACGCGAACCACGTAATGGTAATGATGTATTAATACGAATGCAATGGGAAAGAGTAAGAAAGATTTTGGTAAAACGATACGATAGATTAGATTAGTTTTCTAATGCTCTTTCAAGCAATATCTCCAATCTTATTACTCGCTCTTTTATTTCTGGTATGTCTTGTAATATTATTGCTTCTAGCTGAGCTTGTTTTGACTCGACTGCTTGTAATCTTGTTGACATCATTCCGTAAGTTGCTCCAGCAGCTATGAGTATTAAGCCAAACCAAATAATATTTTTAAGATTATTTTCCATTAGAGCACTTTATTAAAGAATAACCCTGCTGTTGGATTATTTCCTCCTACATCACTTATTTCCCCGGTCAGCGTCCCACCAAAAAGTGGTTGCGAATAAGAAACACCTTTATTTTTTAAATCTAAATCTATTCCTTTACCATCATCTAAAATTTCTCGATACTCATTAACTTGATCTACAATAGGTGCAATATTAGGTTGAAAATTACCAAACAAATTAGCTGTTTGAATTTCTTTAGGAAGAACTTGGTTAATTCCTGTATTTTGTGCATTTATCATTGGTGGAAAAGCTTGTTGTGTTGGCACAATATCTTTTAGTAATTGATTAGCTTTCATAAAATCACCTGATGTAAGTTGATTTGTATCTTTTAATCTTTCAAAAGTTTGTGCAAAATTAGGTGGTAACACATTGCTTGGATTATTTAAGGTATTGTAAAAAGTAAAAGTATCTTGAGCATTTTGTATTTTATTATTTTTATAAGAAGTTTTTTCATCTTTTATTGCTTCAATATTAGTTTCAGATGTATCCTCTTCACTAATTGGACCTACTTGTAATCTTCTTTGTATTGCATCAGGATATCCTTTAATGTTTAAATTACCATAGTCATAACTACTTGACGCTTTTGAATAAGGATCTTCAAAATTAGTTTTAAAAACATTAGTTATTTTATCTTTTAATGTACCAATACCTGTTTTCGCTGTATTAAAACTTTTAATAATGTTTCCTAATAAAGTTTTACTAATGACTTTTTCTGGAAGAGTCATTGCCATTTGTGTAAGAGGAAAACGATTTGCATATGTTTTCATTCTTTCAGGTGTAGATGTTCTAAAATTTTGTATTTTGTCCTGATACACATTCATACCAGGTCTAGTTGGTGAGGGTTGATTTTTAAAAATATCTTTATTATCAACGATATTCTGTAACCTCATTTCATTTGTAATTAAGTTATCAGGTATGTTAGGTAATTGAGCAGGTTGAATGTTTCTCGGAGGATTTTTGTCTAATCTTGAGTTGTCATCAATACCTCCTCGTAT